CGCGGCGCATCTGCCCTACAAGCCCAACGAAAAGCCCGACCCTACCGACCCCGAAATAGTCGCAGCCCGTGAAAGAAGTATGGCTAACGTCAATCGCGGATTTTACCGACCCTCCCCAGTTTGGGCGTATCGGGCTAAACGAAGCTGGTTGAACAATGAGATCAAGTACAACCGCGATGTTTTGGCAATGATTAACGGCGCGATTGAACGTGATTCGGGCAGGAATGACCCGTTTAAGGATGCGGCATGAATTACAACGACTTTCTAGATCAACGCGGTCAACGTGGGGCAGACTCAGGGTTTAAGTCGTTGTTTGTCCCCGACTTCCTGTTCGACTTCCAAAAATACGTTGTTGAGTGGGCTGTCCGTAAAGGCCGTGGTGCGGTGTTTGCCGATTGCGGATTGGGTAAGACCGCGATGGGTTTGACTTGGGCGCAAAACGTAGTACAAAAGACGAACAAGCCTGTGCTGTACCTAACCCCGCTGGCGGTGGGCGCACAGACAGTTTCCGAGGCACACAAGTTTGATCTCGAGGCGCACCAATCTAAAAATGGAACCCTAATAAACGGGGTGGTCGTCGCTAACTACGAGCGATTGCACTATTTCAGCCCGTCCGACTTTGCCGGGGTGGTGTGCGATGAGTCCAGCATCCTAAAGTCTTTTAGCGGTGCAACTAAGGGCGCGGTGACTAGCTTTATGCGGCAGGTTCCCTACCGACTGTTGCAGACCGCTACCGCTGCGCCTAATGACTATATCGAACTTGGTACATCGTCCGAGGCGCTTGGGTATATCGGTTACATGGATATGCTCAACAAGTTTTTTAAGAATGACTTGAACAATTCAGCACAAGGCCGGATGCGTGGCGAGGTTATTAAGTGGCGCTTAAAAGGCCATGCCGAACTTCCCTTTTGGCGGTGGGTTTGCTCTTGGGCTATTGCGATCCGTCGCCCTAGTGACTTGGGGTTTGATGATGCGCGATTTGTCCTGCCGCCGTTGCAAGAGGTCGAACACTTGATAGAAACCGACAATTTGCGGGACGGTATGTTGTTTGCCCTTCCCGCTGTGGGGTTGTTTGAACAGCGTGAGGAACGCCGGAACACGGTAAACGAGCGATGCGAAAAGGTTGCCGAACTGGTAAAGACGGGCAAACCCGCGATTGTGTGGTGTCACTTGAACGAGGAAGGGGAACTGCTTGAGAAGCTAATCCCCGATTGCGTACAGGTATCAGGCAAAGACTCGGATGACCGCAAGGAAGCCAAGCTAGAAGCCTTTGCTAACGGTTCTGCTCGAGTGTTGGTGACTAAACCGAAGATCGGCGCATGGGGGCTTAACTTCCAGCATTGTTCACACGTTACGTTTTTCCCGTCACACAGTTTTGAACAGTATTACCAAGCGGTTCGCAGGTGTTGGAGGTTTGGGCAACAAAACGCGGTCAAGGTTGACATTGTGACAACTGAGGGGGAACGCGGGGTGATGGCCAACTTACAACGGAAGTCCGACAAGTCAGACGAAATGTTCTCAAGACTTGTTGCCGAAATGAATAACGCACAGTCAATTACACGCGCCCAACGTGGCACTAAAAATTTGGAGGTTCCAGCATGGCTGTAAAAGATCAGGTTATTACGAGTAAGTACGCGCTATACAACGGCGATTGCGTTGAGGTTATGCAGGGTTTGCCAAACGATAGCATTCACTTGTCGATCTATTCGCCGCCTTTTGGTGGGCTGTATCACTATTCCAGCGACGAGCGCGACTTGTCTAACAACGATGACTATGACGGTTTTTTCGAACACTACGGGTTTGTACTGCGGGAACTTGCTCGAGTTACGATGCCGGGCCGGATTACGGCGGTTCATTGCATGGACATTCCTCGTAGCAATAGCGGAACCGATTCCTTGATTGACTTTCCCGGCGACATTATCCGATTGCATGAGAAAAACGGGTTCCGGTTTTGCGGGCGTCGAATGATTTGGAAGGAACCTCTTGCGGTTCGCCTTCGCACCATGCAAAAGAACCTAGCTCATGCTTCGCTAGTGGCTGATTCAATAGATTGCGGTGTTGCTTCCGGCGATCAGCTTTTGGTGTTTCGCAAGATTGGCACTAATCCCGTTCCCGTACAGCATCCGACAGGTTTGCACGACTACGCTGGCGAAAAGCAAATGCCGTCTGACATTTTGCAGTATCGCGCGTGGACGGGTAAGCAGACTGAAAACCGTTTCTCACATTGGATCTGGCGTCAATACGCTGACTGTATGTGGGATGACATTCGGATGCACCGCGTTTTGCCGTACAAGGAAGGCCGCGAGGAAGACGACGAGAAGCACGTACACCCTCTCCAGCTTGACGTAATCGACCGTTGCGTGGTGTTGTTCTCCAATCCCGGCGAGAACGTCCTAACCCCGTTTATGGGGGTGGGTTCCGAGGTGTATAGCCCCGTGTTACTTGGGCGGCGTGGTATTGGCGCAGAATTAAAGGCGAGTTACTTCCGGCAAGCGGTCAAGAATGTCGAACTTGCTGCGCTTGGTCGGCGCGATCATGAGGAAAACGGTGAACTCATTTTTGAAGATGAGGGAGTATGAAAGTCACCCTAGACATTGACGATGGCTGCTTACCTAAAATCGAGGGTAAAGACATTGCGCGGATTGTGTTTGAGGCAATCAAAACTAATCCTAAGTGGTGGCTATCCGCTGCTGACGAAGTAACGGTCGAGGGTAGTTTTGGCAGATATACGGAGACAAGATGACCACACTCTACCAATTCATTGCCGACCAACGCGGAACGGCAACAACCCGGGAATGCTGCGATTTTATGGACGTAGGCGTAAACGCGCTAACGGCTGATTTGAACCACTTAGAGCGCATAGGCAGCATTAAGCGTGACGGAACGGTGTGGAGAGCGATCAGGAAGCCGCATACGCCGCCGCCTACGGGTGCCGTGGTATTTGGGGTGCGAGTTTAGCCATGAATAAACCCCGCGCAGCCCTAAAGCACGAAGTTCATCAGGTTATTGGGGGCGACCTCATAAAGATAGTGGCAACGAAAGAAGCTGGTTGCGATGTTGACCTTAAAAGCGTAGTGAAAGACGAATTGAAGCGACTAAAAAATGAAGCCACGAGCCGCAATTAAATTGCCCCAGCCTACCGAGTCGCAGGAACAGGCTGCCGTGGTGGACTTCTGCCTAAAAGCGGGTTATCCGTTCAATCTCATATTTGCGATACCTAACGGCGCGAACAAGTCTCCGGCAAGCGCAGCGAAGTTTAAGCGGGAAGGACTTCGGGCGGGATTCCCCGATTTGGGACTACCTTACCAAAACGGACGATATGCGGGTTTGTGGGTGGAAATGAAACGGCAACGCGGCAGCAAAACGAGCGACGAACAAAAAGAATGGAAAGAAAAGCTAGAGCGCGAAGGCTACGCCCATGTATACGCATACGGGGCAGACGAGGCAATCGACTTCATTAAACAATACGTTAAGGGGGCGAATTGAACCGTCCGATCGTTCAGAAACATCAACACTTCAGGTCACGCAAGCTACTAGACGCAGCCAAAGGCCAATCGTGTCAGAACTGCGCGGCAGATGACGGGACGATAGTGGCGGCGCATAGCAATTGGGCGATTCACGGCAAAGGCAAAGGTATTAAAGCTGATGACTTTTATATCGCATTCCTCTGCGGCAACTGCCATATCTGGCTAGATCAAGGCAAAGGCGACGATCCGACGACGCTATACGGATTTTTCGACAAGTTTGATATGTGGACGAACGCTCACTTCAAGACGATGAAGATTCTGTTTGATAACGGCATTTTGAAGGTGGCATGATGTGGCAAAACGAACACAAGCCGCTAGGGTACAACCAAGTGATAGCCCTACCCTACCCGCAGACTACTTTTGTAATCCGTGCGTCCACTCGACGGAAACGCACAAAAACCGCCCGCTCCACTGCACCAAGCACAACCGACCCGCAAGCGGGAAATGTATCAACTACGAAGCAATCTTAGGGAGGCACGGAGTAAAGAATGTTTAGACGCTTGATGAGATGGCTGGGGTATGTGCCTGTTGAGCAATATGAACACGTACAAGACAAGTTTGGCGTGGTTTATAACATGATGTGCGATTACCGCGCCAAGTATGACGCGCTGATGCAATACAAACACGCTCAAGACATAGCCGCCAACATCGCAGCGGGTAGGGCAAGGAAGGTTAAAGCGTGAAGCAGACGTTTGTACTCGCTCACGCCCAAGCCCGTAGCCGCGCTATGGATGCCCTAGCCCTCGCTCCAGAAGGCTATCGGGTAGAAATCGCAGAACCTAAGCGCAGCCGCGACCAGAACGATGCCATACACGCCGTATTGACCGAACTAGGCAATAAGACAGGCTGGAAGTGGAACGGGTACACGGTAGACCTAGACGACCTGAAAAGCGTATTTATGGCGGCATACCGAAAGACGCAAAAGCAGACCGCAAGGATATTGCCGGGTGTGGATGGTGAGCCTGTGTTTTTGAACTGGCGCACACGCAACCTGACCAAAGCGGAAGCAAGCGAATTTATTTCGATGGTTTACGCCTACATGGATAAGCTATGAATACCTGCAAAGACTTGACCGTTGAACGCTTGAGAGAGGCCTTAGACTACAATCCTGAAAACGGAAAATTCACTTGGAAATATAAGATCACAACAAATACAAAGATGTGGCGGGCGGCTGGGTATCTTGACACTAAAGGATATTGGCGCATTAAGTTAGATGGATATCAGCATCGAGCGCACAGGCTGGCTTGGTTCTATGTAAATGGTGAATGGCCCCCAATGGATTTAGACCATATAAACGGCATTAAGTCAGATAATCGGATAGAAAATCTACGTTTGGCTACGGCATCCCTAAACGGTGAGAATCTGAGAGGCGCACGAAAAGACAATAAAAGCGGTTTATTGGGCGTAATGACGAGAGAAGGTTTTTTTCAGTCAAAAATACACGTTAAAGGTAAAAATATTTATCTGGGTTCATTTAGCTCCGCGCAGGAAGCACATAACGCCTACTTGTTAGCCAAACGTAAACTTCACGAGGGATGCACAATATGAATGCAAAGCAACTCCTAGAGAACTGGGGCGCATGGAGCAGGACAGACACCGGCAAACCGCAAGGCTATCCAAATATGTCTCCGATGTTTCAGGGCGCACCCAAGTTCAGCGATCCGGGGTGGGGTGACACTGAAGCCGCACCCGAACCCGCTAGACCGCCTATCAACGTGGCGCTGGCAGAGCGGGCAGACGAGATCATCGGGACAATGGAAATACTGCCGAAGATGGTCCTAATCAACGAGTTCTATCTACGCTCGTACAAATTCAAGCGCATGGGTGGGGCTGAGTATTGCGTCAACCTACAAGCGGCTATTGATGACTTCGCGGCAAGATTTAACCAGCCAACGGGCAAGGCGCAAGTAATCACCCTGTTGGAGACTAAGCCAACATGGAAAACAAGGTACATCGCAGCGGCGGCAGGGGTGACAACGGCTTATGTCAGACGGATCAGGCAGGAGATACAGGGGTGAAAGCTAAAACATGAGACCGTGGAAAATGATTGAAGTTGAATTGTTAGGCGGCCCATTAAACGGTAAAAAAGTCGCTGTAAACAGCTTTCAACCTTACGTTTATAAGGCGCTTCCATTGAGCGTGAAGCAATACGAGGCTCTTAATATATCTGGAAGCATAGCGTGGAAACCACCAGAGGCTGTTTACGAAAAAGCATCAAAAACAGAATTTAGGTATAAACACACCGTCCATTACAAACCTCGTCATGAGGGTCAGATTGAAATATGGGATAGTAAGGAAAATGTTTCACACGCACCAAATCGCGGCGCTACGGGCCGCCTGACGCGGGCGCTCCGCAAACCCGCTGATACTCAATAATCACAGCTTGGGCGGCGTCAAGCTGCTTGACGATGGCGTTGGCGTCGTTGGCAAGGTCGAGAAGATTTGCAACAGTCGGTCTCGAAAGTTCGCTTCCCGTTTCACCATCACGTCCGCTGGCGGCGGCGAGAGCCTCACGGGCGCCGGGCAGCTTTCGGCAAGTGTCTTGCCCGCTGGTGAAAAAGGGGTCGAACAGCCTGAGACTGCCGCGCTGCACAGAATCACGATCAACAGCTTTTTGGGCTTGCACATTTTTCAGTTCCGTTTGGTAATAGCTTGAAACGTTCGCAATCACTTTTGCGCTTTGCCGTTCGATGGCACGGTTGGCGGCGTTCGCTTTGTTAAGTTCGGCCTGCCATTCGGCCTTGGCGGTGACCATCTTCGCTTGCCAGTGTTCACGCTCAGCCTGTACGCCGGTATCACGTATCCACCACACGGCGGCGGCGAATGCGGCCACCACAGCAAAAGCGGCGGCGATGCGCCACAGCGGGAAGGCAACATCAAGCCACATTACAATCTCCCTTGCACAAGTAGTACCGCAAAAAGTACAAGAACATAACTGAGACTAATGATTCCTATGCCGACCATGACACCGAAAGCAATCATGGCGAGATGCTTCATTTCGGTAGGTCTATCTTTGGTGTATCGCCGTGGTGCGTTGCTTGGTAGTACAAAACCCACACCGCCGATAT